CGCGCCAAGGGAGAACGCCACGCGCACGGCCTTCGCCAGCCCCCCGGCGGGAGTCCAAGTGGCGTCCCGGCCGGAAAAATCGTCCGCAAGAAGCGCGTCATGGTCGAAGTCGAAGGCCATAGGGCTCTCAAAGGACCAACGGAAGGGGCGTTACGAGCGCCCCTCCCTGTGTCGGTCAATGCGCGGTTACGTGTGGATGTTGGAGAGGAGGTACCCCGCCCCGGTGAAGACGAACGCCTCGTCGGTGTACTGCCGGACCCGGTAGATGTCGCTGCGGGTCTGCTCCTCCCGGTAGGACTCCGTCACGATGTTTTGCGGGGAATCCGCCGTCCACAGGAAGGTCCTTCCCAGGGACGGCTCCCGCAGGTCCGGGCCGCCCGTGGAGACGGCGGCGAGAAGCGCGTACTCGTCGTCCCACAGGTCCGCTGCGGAGATCGGCTTGCCCTTCTTCGCCGTATCCTTGATCGCCCCGCCGACAAGAATCCGGTCGATGTCGAGGAACATGGCGAGGAGCCTTCTTTTCGCCTCGAACGCCGCGGTCTCGAAGGGGCTCGTGTACCGGAAGGCGTCGGTCACCTGCTTGGCGAGCATCAGCTTGTTGAACACCTTCTCGCTGATGGCGAGCACGTTGGGTTTGGGCTGCCCGGCGGCCCGCATCGCCTCCTTGGCCGTGGCGACGTTTTCCCTCGGCGTGCAGGTGGCCGAGGTGTCCCACTCGATTCCCACAGCGCTGGTCTGCGTGATGTTGGCAGGATTGAAGAGCTTGGCGGCCACCCGTGCCTCCTGGCTGCGCAGCACGATGTCCACCGCCCTCTTGGTGGCCACCTCCTCCGCGTCGAAGAACCGCCGGTAGAGCTTGCGCTCCACGTCGTCGACGGGCTCTTCCCAGCCGTTCTCCTTGCAGGCGTAGGTGCCCGTCTCGAACTCGTAGTCGCCCCGGTTGTATGCGCCGCGGGGCGCGCGGGCCGTAGTCTGGAGCTTAAGCAACGCCTCGAACGGGATCACCGGATAGTCCGCGGACTGCTCCCCTACCTCGAAGCTCGGGAGCAGGTCCAGGCAGATGAACCCCCGGTTCGGTGCATCGATCACGTATTCATAGGCAATCGCCCCGAGATCCGGGCGCTGGATCGCCGTTGTGCTGGTCGGTCTGGGCATTTCCTTGTCCTCCTTCTAAAAAAAATAAAAAGCCCGCTCAAAGGCGGGCCCGTTTGGCGTCTGGATGACTCACGAGGTCAGGGATGGTCGATGATCCTCACGATGTCCCCGTCGGCCGTGGCCGCCTCGACCGCGTAGCCGATGATCGAGCCGGCGACCACGTCGTCCACCTTCCCCGCCGCGGCTCCGTACAGGGCCGCGCCCACGGCAAACGCCCCCGCTGCGGTCACCTCGTGGATCCCGGGAGACTTTCGGCTGCGAACCGTTACCAGTGCGCCGCTGGCTGCGGCGAATTCCGTGATCCCGATGTGCTCGTCGCCCGCTCCTGCGACCTCGACCTGGGGCGGGTCCGTGGTGGAGCCCGCGGTAATCTTCACCCGCACCTTTGCCGCCAGCGCCCCGTTGGCGGTAAACGTCATGTCTCCTACAAGCCAGCTCATCTTCGACCTCCTTGTTTTCGATAGACGTTGAGCGGCCGCGTCACCGGCGGCCGGGAATCGTTATGCGGACCTCTTCGCCCTCTGCTCGTCGAGCCACTTTTCGTGCGCCTCGGAGTGCGCCGCGGCCACCGCCCTGATCGCCTCCCCGCGCGAGCACTTCTCCGTTGCCTGATGCTCGTCGACCAGAACCATGAACCCCTTCTCCTTCTTGCCCTCGGGCGGCGGAACACCGTCCACCGGCGAAGCAGGGACCGGGAGCACACCGTCCGCACGGATCTCCTCGAGCTTCTTCGCCCGTACCTGGTTCTCGGCCTTGACGATTTTCAAGGCCACGTCCGACGCAGTCGATTTGCCGTCCGCCTTCGCCTCGGCGACAATCCGCTCGTACCCGGGCAACGCCGCCTCCTCGATTGCCTGGATGCGCTCCCGCTCCGCCGTCGCGCCTTCCAACCGCAAAGATCCGGCGATGTCGGGGCAGTTCTTGCAGATCCATTCCGCGTCGATTTCCAGGGGGTCCTTTACCTCGATCAACTCGTTCCCAACCTTTACATTCATCGGAACCTCCTTGATCTCTTCGAATGCCGCCGCGGCTGCACCGGCCGCAACGGGCTTGCCTACCGGTTCCCCGGCTGACAGTTTCCCGATCAACTCCTCAATGGTCGAAACACCGTCGACCAATCCCGCCTGAACCGCCTGGCGGCCGAAAAAAACCTTCCCGTCCGCCATCTGTTCCAATACCTGCTCCTCGGAGACCCCGCGGTGCTTTGCGACATCCCCCACGAATGCCGAGTAGACGTGATCGACCATCTCCTGGATCGTCGCCTTCCCCTCCTTGGACAAAGGGGCGTGCCGGGAGGCGATCCGCTTGTACTTCCCCGCGACGATCTCCGTGGTCTTGATCCCCATCATCTTTTCGGCCTCGGAGATGTCCATGTGCGATGCCACCACCCCGATGGAACCCACCTGCGCGGTGTCCCCGGAGATGTACACGGCGTCGGCCGCGCTTCCGATCCAGTACGCAGCCGACGCCATCATGCCGTCGGTGTAGGCCAGAATCGGCTTATTTCCCCGGGCCGAATGGATCATTCCGGCAAGCTCCGCCGTCCCGTCGATTCCCCCGCCGGGGGAGTCGACGTTGAGCAACACCCCCCGGACCTTGGGGTCGGCCATTGCCGCGGCGAACTGCTCCTGGACGTAGTAGGTCGAGATCCCCCCGGAGATCTTCGTGAAAAGGCTCATCCGCTTGGCGACGATGCCCTCCATCTCGATGACGGCCACGCCGTTGTGGAGCTGGTAAGGCTCGGGCTCGTTGGCAAGCGGCTTGCCCAAGCGGGCCTCGATCGCCGCGAGGTCGATCTTCTCCCCGCGCAGGTGCGTCCGGTAGATCGCCTGGATCTCGAGCAGCTTCTCCGGCACGATCGCCCACGGCGCGGTCAAGATGTCGATGAGTCTCAAGCTTCGTCCCTCTTTTCGGGCTGGTCTTCGTCCTCGTGCGGCTCCTGCGGGGTGGCGGGCGGTTGGAGGGCCGGTGCTGAGCCCGTAAGCCCCGCCTCCTTTAGCAGGCGGCGCTCCTTCTTGATGAGCGGCACGTTGCGCTCGAAGTCCCCGCCGGTGATCGCGGCGGTCTCCTCCGTCACCGACGACACGCCCAAGGAGATCCGCTTCTCGGCGGCCGTGATCTCTTTTACGGGGTCGATCTGTCCCTGGGCGTCGCCGATCCAGTCCGCCCCGAGGTACGCCTTCCGGACGAGCGGGTCCGCGAAATACCCCGGCGCCTTGATCCGCCCCAGCGCCACCGCCTCGTCCATCCAGTTCTCGTAGACCACCTGGCAGAAGTTGGCCGCGAGCCACTCCCTCCGGGTGCGGAAAAACCTCCATGCTTCAAGCAGCGCCGCCCGGGCAGCGGAGTACGAGGCCGTGAAGTGCTTGACCAGCACCTCAAACGGCAGTTCCAGCGCCACCCCGATCTGCCTTAAGACCGCCATCACGAACGGATCGAACCCGGTGTTGGGCCGGGTGGGATTGGCCGACTGGATCTCTTCCCCCTTGGCAAGGTTCAAGATCGCACCGCTGGCCAGCTTGAAATCGTCGTCTGCGTCCTTGCCCCCGGTCTCCGCGGTCGGCTCCATCGGGGAGAGGCCCGTCTCCCCCGTCTCGGATTTCACGAACACGGTGAACATCCCGGAAACGACGGCAGCCATGATCTCGGCCTCGGTGTAGCGATCGAGCTGCTTCAAGGGCTCGATGACAGGCGCAAGATAAGGAACGCCGCGGGACTGGCCGGGCCGCAGCATCTTGAACAGGTGGATGACGTTGCGCCGTCCGGTCTTCCCGAACGCCGGAACGACCGTCCAGGTCCGCTCCCCCGTGCGGAAGAACGAGGATCCGGGGTGCTGGTTGAGGATGTGGTAGGCTACCGGCGCACCGTTTCTGTCGCGCTCGACCCCCCCGGCAAGCGCCGGCGAATCCTTGGACCCGTCTTTGTTGCAGACCCGGTCCCCCTCGACGAGCTGTAGCTTTAGCCCGTACGGTGAACCGGGACGCGCCACGGTCGGCATCAGCACGAACACGTCTCCGTTCTCCATCACCTGCCTGAGGACGAGTTCCTGCTGGTCCGCCCCGCGCAAGGTCCTTGCGAGATCGCACTCGGGCGAGTCGAAAAACAGCCGCCACTCCCGCTCGGTCTGCGTCTCCCAAGCGTCGGCCGCCTCCTCGGTCAGTTTAAGGACGTCCCGGTCGATCTGGCTTTTGAGTTTGAGGCCCGTACCCACGACGTTCGTGACGACGGTGTTGACCGCACCGGCGGCCAGGGGCGCATTTCGGAGCAGATCCCGGGACCGCTCCCGCAGTGTGGGGAGGTCGTACAGGATGACCGCGTCCGCGTCGCCTTTTTGCGCCTGCCAGGAAAGCGTCTGCCGTCTCGCCGTCGAGGCCCCGACATATCCGCCAGCCACGGCCGCAGACAACCTCGCCGCGGCCCTTTGGTTCGCCCGGGCCGGGTCGAAAAACCGGATCGCCCGGTCCACGAGGTTCTCCTCGATTTGGATCCTACGCGTTCCCATCCTCACGTCGAACTTCACGCGGGGGTACCGCCGTACACCCGGATCTTCCGTGCGACATTCGTTACGCCGGCCAGCTGTTGGCACTTGTGGTCCCAATACTCGACCTGTTGCTGGATCGCCCGCGCATCGGCCCGCGTGAGACTCCGCCCTCCGATCGTGTAGGACTGGCCTTTCGCCACCTTTTCGCTGGCCGCAAGCCAAAGGGCAAGCTGCGCCTGCGCATCTGTAAGCGAAATTCCCGCCATCTCTTACCCTCCGATTCCTTTGCTCAACACCCGGCGTACCCGCGGCCTCATGCCAGTCGGCACGGGAATGTTCTTCTCGATCTCCCGGGCCTGCGCCGCGATCATCGCCGCGTACTGCTCCAGGTTCGGGTTTAAGGCCATCAACGCCGCGTTCGCGTACACGGCGGCGTCAAGCGATTCGTTTCGCTCCCGGTTTTTCTTCCAAAGGAATTTGACCTCGCCCTTATCGCGGATCTTGATGAGGGACTCCGCGGTAATCTGCAGGAAATATTCCTCGTCAACCGTCATCGGGAAGTGCATGAAGCCGGGACCCGGGGCCTCAAGCTTGAGGCGCGAGAAGAGGGTCCTCTTGATCGCGTCCGTCCCGATGATCCGCAATGGGACGTTGCCCGCGTTGTTCCTGGAAGGCCGTCCGACCGCGGGAATCCCCGGTTTGCTGCCGCCCTTGACCGCCCATATCCGGCGGGCCTCGCGTGGCTTGCAGAAGTCATAGACCTGCATCGTGGCGTGGCCGCCGGAATCGATCGCCGCCGCCATGACGATGAGCGTGGGCCCCAAGGCGTGCGGGTACCGCTTGCCAAGAAGCAGATCCAAGTCCTGCCAGGGGGCCAGGTCGGTTTCGGTGCGCCCCGGGATGACCGCGTGCTCGAGGAGCCAGGACTCCTCTCCGGGTGCCCAGCCGTATACGCTGGCCTCGATCCGGTCGTCCTGGACATCCACCCCCGCGGTGATTGCGCACACCCTCTCGGGGACTAAAGGACCGTACTCTTCGCGGCGAGCGAGAAGGCCGCCTTCGTCCACCGTCGTGGTGTCCTCCTTCCACGTCTCCCCCAGGACGGTGTTCACGAAAACGCGGAGCTGCTCGTTGCTTTTTGATCGGTGGGCCTTCAGGAACTTCCGCGCGATCTTCTCCCAGCTCGTCCAGGGCGAGTAAAGCGCCGAGATGTGGAACCCCGCAATCCCCGTAACCCAGGGGCGGGAGGCGACCCACCGCCCTTTTTTGAGCATCCGGTGCTTCTCGTGCTCGAGGATTTTTCCTTTGCAGAACCCGCACTCGTAATGGACGTTTACGGGGTTGCCGCGCGCATCCTTGTCCCACTTCACTCCGCCGCGGAAGATCAGGCGCTGGTATCTGCCGCAACCTTTGCGGGGGCATGGGACCTCGTAGTAGCGCTGGTCCGACTCATTCCACTCGGCGTCGATCCGCGAGATCTCGTCGACCGTGGGGGTGCTGACCTTTACGGTCTTCGAGTTCCAGAACGTCTCGGTCCTAACCGTCCCGAGCTCGATCGCGTCCCCCTCCTCCTTTACGCTCGGGGGATACTTGTCCACCTCGTCGAACAGGACGATCCTGATCGGGCGAGAAGCCAGATCCGCGGGGCTGCCCGCGGTGGCCACAGCGAGGATCCCGCCCTCGAAGACCTTCTCGTGAATCGTGTTGGAGCTGTCCTTGGACCGCGGATCGCCGACTTTGCCTCTAAGGACCGGGGTGTCCCGGAGCATCGGGGTCAGCCTGGACTTGCTCCAGGAGTTGACCATCTTGATGTTGGGCTGCACCACCAGAATGGGCGCCGGGTCCTGGTGGATGTGGTACCCGATCGCGTTTAGGATGACTTCCGTGCCGCCGGTCTGGGCGGACTTCTTGAAGACGACCGTCCCGATTTCGGGGTCGGAGACGGCGTCCATGATCCCGCGCAGATACTCAGCTCGCGCTGTGCTCCACTTCCCCGGCTCCGCACTGGACTCGGGGCTCAAGATCCGGTTCGCGTCGGCCCATTGGCTTATCGTCAGGTCCGGCGGGGGCCTCAAATTCCCCATCGCCGTGGACAAGACCCGCGCAAGCCCCGTCAACGATTCCGGAGCAATCGGAGGCGACAAGTTCATTTAGGGCCTCGCGCACCATCGCACTTAGAATCTTTTCCTTCGCCGCGTCCCCGCTTGCCCCCCGGAGTCTCGGAACCGCCTTTCTCGGTAGCACCAGCATCCGCGCCCGAAACGACGTGATCGCCTTCTCCCACGCCCGGCCCACAAGTAGAGCCGGAAGGAGCTCTCCCCGTGCGGTGGCGTTCTCCATGGCGAACTTGTCGGCCTGCTCCTTGATGAGCCTTGCCCGCTCCGCGGCGATGTCCGGGATGACCACACCGTCTTTGCCGATCGAGCGG